AAATCTTTTCACAATCACCCGCGTGGCTACTAATCCTATAGATAATATAGGTGACTGGGAAGGAGCAGAGGAACCTTGGCAATTTTTAGCGGCATGTGAGGAATACTATTCCTGTGTCGTTAGGCAAACACGGAACACAACTGGACTATGTGTAGCAACTGACGCTACATGTAGTGGTCTACAAATCCTAGCTGGTTTAGCTATGGATAAAAGTACAGCACGACTCGTCAACGTACTGCCTGCTGATAGACCACAAGACGCATACGCTGAGATAGCTGAGCAATCACTATCTAGTATACCTCAATCATTACATGATGTATGGGATCGTAAATGTGTTAAACGCACTGTTATGACCATACCTTACAATGCTAAACCTTTCTCAAATCGTACCTATATCAGGGACGCATTGAAAGAAAAAGGTGTAGAAATAGGTAAGGATGAACTAACTCAAACTGTAAAAGCTGTTAGAGAAGCTATGCATGAGATAGTGCCCGGACCAATGTCAGTCATGAAATGGATTGAGACTGAAGTATCACAGATAATAAAAGATAGTCAAAAGATAGGTAATTCTGTGATATTAGAGTGGGAAACACCATCTGGATTTATAGTCAGACAAAAGATTATGAAGAAGAAGGTAGAAGCCCTAAACTTACAATTATTAGGTAGATGTAAGATACATGTAGCAACAGATGATCTTACTAAGGTAGATGCTGTCAGACATAAAGCTGCAACTGCACCTAATTTAATACATTCACTAGATGCATCACTATTACATCTAAGTGTTGTGAGATTTAATAAACCTATAGCTTTAATACATGACTCAGTGTTATGTAGAGCGACTGATATGACTATACTATCAAGTTTAGTTAGAGAAACTTACATGACTCTATTTGCTAAACATGATTACTTAACCGACTTTGCTTCCCAAATAGGAGCTAAGTCTGACCCGCCGATTATTGGAGACCTTGAACCGGAATCCGTAATTGACTCCACTTATTTTTTCTGTTAATGTATTCACTATTTGATTACGCTTTCGCACCTCCTACTATAGTAGTGGTGTCGGAAGAAAGACTAAAGGCTGCTGAACTTAAAGCTAAGGAAAGGCAACTGTTACAAGTCAAAGTCCAACTAGAAAACCTTCAAGACTTTTATAGTAAGTTAGAAGGTGAGGTAAAGCGCTTACAACCTGCAGTCAATGATGTTAACGCCAAAGTTGGCGGTGACCTTGACGCAATGGATGGAGGCACACACGATGGCTAGAACCATCCATAAAACTGACAAACCTGTAGCACTTGAGGGATTCCAAGCTGTACTATCACCTAGTAAGTTTGGTTATTCTCTATCGGCTGTTGTCGATAAAGATACTATTGACAAACTAGAAACTGAGAGGACTGAAGTTCTTAAATGGGCTGAGTCTAAGCTTAAGAACCCTAAGCGCAGTACCCTCAAACCCGAACCATGGGAAGAGGTTGCAAAAGGGAAATATAAAATTAAGTTCTCTTGGAATGAAGAGAACCGTCCGCCCGTGGTAGACACGGAGGGCACGCAAGTAACCGATACCAAAACCCCTCTTTATGCTGGATCGACTGTTAAACTGGGTTTCTACCAAAAGCCCTATATTCTACGGGATGGGGTTACCTATGGTAGCTCTCTTAAGTTGGTTGGTGTACAAGTTGTGTCAGTCAAAGGAGATGCTGGCGTAGATACAGGTGACTTAGATGCTACAGAAGTAGCTGAGTTATTTGGATCAACATCAGGATATAAAACTGCTGACCCTAATGTAACTCCAGTTATTGAGAATGATTCACCCGATGATGATGATGACTTCTAATGGCTATAGAAAAAACTATTACAGATGATTTAGGTATTAAAAAAGCAACTGTTAAACTAACCTTACCTGACATTGAAATTGATGTCTATTGTACTAATAATGACGACAAGTTAAATAAAGAAATAAAGGAAAGGTTGTTTGATGTTGTTAAATATATAATAGAGAAGGACATACCCTAATGTCATTTAGGTCTAGACTGGAAGAGAAGGTCGCAGATCTTTTCGTGGAGCTAGACGTTAAGTACGAATACGAAGCAGATAAACTCCCTTACAACATTCCTCACTACTATTATCCTGATTTCAAATTACCTAATGGGATATATTTAGAAACAAAAGGATACTGGGATGCGGCAGATAGGCGTAAAATCCTAGCTGTTAAGAAATGTAATCCAGATGTAGACTTGAGAATGGTATTTCAGTCACCATATAATAAAATATCTAAAAAAAGTAAGACGACTTATGCGAAATGGTGTGAAAAACATGAAATCCCATGGGCGTCTTACCATAATATTCCACTCGACTGGTTAAAATGACTAGCGAATTTGTGAGGCATACGCCTTGCGAAAATTGCGGCTCGTCAGATGGCAACAGTTTGTACTCTGACGGGCACTCTTATTGCTTCGTGTGCCAAACGTACACGGACGGAGATAACAAACTTCACAATCACATGACAAAACATGCTGTATTCAAAGGAGAAGCCGAAGCATTACGAAAGCGAAATCTCTCTGAAAAAACTAACCAGTTCTTCAGGATTTACAGAGATGGAGATACTCTACGCTTTCCATACTTTACAAGCGATGGAGTTCTTGTTGGATTCAAAATAAAAAACAAAAAGAAAATTTTTACCTATGAAGGAATTTCCACTGATACCTTATTTGCTCAGCATCTCTTTCCTGCTACTGGTAAACGTATTGTTGTTACCGAAGGTGAGCTAGATGCGGCAAGCTGTTATGAGGCGATGCCAGGGTGGCCGATGGTCTCTCTCCCTCACGGAGCTGCGTCAGCAAAGAAAGACATTCGGAAACAAGTACCTTTATTCCAGGGGTATGAAGAAATTGTATTATTCTTCGATGCCGATGACGCTGGCCGTAAGGCGGCGGAGGATGCGGCTG